CCAGGTGAATCGGTATTGACTACCGATCTAAAGCCCTTGTAAAAATTCTCCTGCAAAACGTGCCAGGGAGTCTTTAACACGTCAGAATAGCAATCTTTTTGTTCATCACTAAAATCGCTTAATCTGGACTCCTCCATATACGGGCCAAAACACATAAAGCGCTCAACACAATGCACACACTTGCACATAGTTAAGCCATCACAGTCTTGACCCTGAGGCACGACATCTGGATACGAACCTGGACTATCACTCCTCCTTTCTTGATTGAAGAAGTAATTATGCACAAAGTCTTCATGGTCCTGTCTCTCAACCTTGTGCACCGATCGTTCATCCAAAGATCTGCGAATTGTCTCAACTAATTGATCCATAGTTATCCAATCGCCTTCATAACCCTGCCTAAACAGAGTCACACGGCGACGGAAACGCAAAAATTTGGACAAGGCCTTAAATTCGACACCTTGTGGGTCGATCTTAGACCAATCCGGTCGGTAATACTCCGTATCCGTCCCAGACAATTTGTGAACCTCTCCATATTTCGGGTCCACTTCAACCTCATACGTACACCATCGCCGATCGTAAGCATCTCTATTATTTATGCTATCAATCTTGAACTGGTGCATATTGGTCGTTCCCAGAATTAACTCGGAGTCAAATTCAGTCATCCCCTTCTTTTCAACATTAGCCATTATAAGGGGATAGGTGACATCATTGACCATCTTAATGAATGACGAATACTCATTTGTCTCAGTATTGGTTGCAGATGTATCATTCTGCATCGCCACTTCATCAAGGTACACTATGGGCTGGTTATAATAACCCTCCCAAAATTTATCATCAGAGTTCCGAGTATATATAAAATCCCGCACCTGCTTTGCTTTAATCTGATCAACAGCAGCGGGATCTTCCGAGAATAGGTGGTACAAAGCCATCGTGCACAAATTTCTAAGCAAATAGCTCTTCCCAATCCCTGGTTTTCCCATAAAGAGGAAAGCTTTAGGAGCTACACGCGTAACATCTTTTCCTGCTCCGCGTAACTCCAACTCACGATCCACCATCTCCAACTTAGAGCGTAACTGATTGAGCAAGGTTCTCGACCCTGTAAAATCTCTATCATGCTTATACTTTAGTTGGAGATCAGTAATCTGCCCTTGCAGGCGTCTACTGGTCTGTGCCATGGGAAGCACAATGGATCCCTTCTTGTTATAAGAATCCATGAACAACGCGACTCTATCCGCAATCTCACGAACTTGCGGGTAGCGTTCCGCCGCAAAACAAAATCTATAATCACTCCCAAAGAATTCAATTGTGCTGTTAACAATATCCTGGAAAGAGTGAACCCAAAAGTCCACACTCTCACTAGCACCCTTTAGAGCAGAAGGCGCATTCACCACTTTCTTAAAAAGTGTGGCAAAGTGGCCCTCCATAACGTCCTTTGCAAAATCTTTGAAAATGAAAAGGTACGCTCCCTTAAGGATAGCTTCAATCCAGGGAAATTCAAAGGACTGTGGCTCAACACGATTATAATACAAAGTAATAGCACACTGCACGCCATACCAGATATGTTTTACATATTCGCCGTGATAATGATTGATCAAAACGGCGCC